GTGCCGGCCTGCGTAAACGGTCATCGTGTTCTGCCTTTCCATGGGCCTCACCTGTCGGGCGGACAAGTCGGGGCGGTGGTCCCAGATGCCTGGGTGCGGTTGAACTTCCTGGGTGCGGCTGAACTGCCATCATGGCACAAACTGGCGCGTGTGGTAAGCCACACGCCACAACCAGTTTCAGGTTCTGCTGAACAACACGTTCTTGAGGCAGTCCACCCCGAACTGCAACAAGCCCAGATCACGCCACCTCGGGGTGTGGTTCGACGCGTACATCCGCACGTAAGGCGACCCGTCGGTGCCCACGGACTCCACAACCAGGACCCACCCGGTGATCAGGCCCTTCTCCGCCGGTTCGTCGGCGTGGTCTTGCAGGGTCTTGGTGATCGCCGCTTCCAGGGCCGCGGACTGCCCGCTCACGACTGCTCCAACCAGACCAGCACGTCCACAGCAAGACGTGCCGGGGTGCGGTCGTTGACGAACGACGCATCGAAGTCGTACCCGTCCAACCCCAGCTCGGTGATGTGACCGTTGGCCGGGCCCACGCCGGGGCGCATGATCCGGATGACCCGCCCACCGGCGGCTTTGATCGCGTCGGCCTCGTTGGGCATCCGCACATCGGTGATCACCACCGGCCCAGCCGGCAGTTGGCTAAGGACCGCGTTCAGCCACGCGTCAGGGCCCAGATCGGAGCGGATCACCTGGCCGATGAACTGCAGGTACTCGCGCACGTAGGGCACGGTGCGTTTCGCTTCGTCCCAGGAGGTGTCGTCGACGGCTTCGGCGACGGTGGTGTCCAGGTCGTAGGCGACGGCGCGGATCTTGTCGGCGAACGCCACCAGGGTCCAGCCGGGCATGAGCTGCGCGAGGGTGTCCTTGCCGGACCCTGCGTAACCGGCGAGGCCGAGCAGGGTGGTCGTGGTGATGCCTCCATTGATCGTGGTGATGGGGCTGGTCACGGTGGCCTGACCGGGGCGGTCGGCCCAGTCGATCCACAGCTGGTTGGCGGGGGTCAGTGAGAGCGTGGCGTCCTGCCATTCCCCATCGGCGCCCTGGTGCGGCGTCGGGTCCGCAGTTCCGGTCAGGCGGCGGATCCGGCCGGGGTCCCAGTCGACCTCGTAGACGCTGTTCGCGGTGGTGATGATGTGGGTCATAGCAGGGCCAGGGAGTCGCGGACCCAACCGGTGGAGTCAACGGTGAAGATCAGCAGTCCGGGGTCGGAGTCGGACCCGGACCGGTGCCGGTACCAGTCGGACCCGTTGTCCTGGGTGGGTGCCTGGAACCACCACTTGGACTTCCCGGTGATCGGGTTCATTCCCGACGTTTGGATCCGCAGCGAGTGGAAGTGCCCGGTGCAAAGGATGTCCGCGTGCGCGATCGCCTGCCCGCCGTGGGTTTGGTTGGCCCACCACTGCGGGACCTGCTCGGGGCGGTTCGCCTGGTGGCCGTGAGCCAGGCCGATGATGGTGCCGGCGACGTCGAGCGCGAGGGTCTCTTCGTGCTTGTCCGGCCAGATCACAGACACGTGGCCGAACCGGTCCGGGTTCATCGCCAGGGCCTTGCGGATCTGTTTGAGGGCGAAGATCCCCCAGTCGTCCCCAGGCAGACCCAACGCGGCTTTACCTGCGCGCCACCGGCAGTGGTTCGAGCCGACGCCGGCCATGACCACAGAATTGTGGGTCCGGGCCAACGTCTTGACGGCTTCGAGCTCGACGGTGGTGGCCACGTCGATCTGGTCCATCAGGGACAGGTCGTTGGTGAACGCCTGCGAGCTAGTGTTCTCGAACCCTTCGACCAGGTCACCGAGGTCGAACAGGTATGCGGCGTCGTTGCGGTGCGTCCGGGAGTACGCCTCGATGCCTTCGAGGTAGCCCTGTTGGCGTTCGATGAGCTGGGCGGTGCCGCCGCGGGAGGCGACTTTGCCGGTTTGCGGGTCGGCCCAGAGCACGACGGTTGCTGATGTCACCTTTTCGGGTCGTTCCGCGGCCGCTTTGGAGGTTTTGCGGGCGGCCCGTGCGCTGAGGAACAACTGCCTCATATCCGGGGTGTTCGTGGACGTCAGGCGCCGCACGTTGAGCCGGTAGTAGTGCATCCGCACCACCTGGCTGACCCGCAGCTTCGTGTCGGGGTCGATGACCGCTTGCAGGCCGTCCCAGCCGCGGACGTTGACCGGTTCGATGACTTCCACGTCGGCGGGGTTCATCCCGGCGTCGATCAGCCACGCGTCCCAGGTGGTGGGGCGTTCGGTGAGCGGCCCGGTGGTGACGGTTCCGGTGTTGCCGTCCCATTGGTAGCCGGGCTCCCAGCCTTTGGGGTGGACGACCTGGGCGTTGCGCGGCGTTGCCTGCGGGGCGGGGTTGGATGCGGCGATCGCGTCAGCCAAGGTGCTCATGGGCAGCGGCACTCTTTGCGGCGGTGCCGGCCGATGCTGTTCTGGGACAGTGCCTCGGTCAGCACGCCTTGTTCGGCGAGGTAGGCGGTGGCCCGGTGTAGCTGGGCGATGGACGCGGTGCCGCGAGAGGCGGCGAGGAGTTCGGCGGCGAGGTCCGGGTTGGTGGTGCGCAACTGGTCGATCAAGGCGGTCACGGCGCAGGGTGTGCCGGGTCTGCGGTCGGCTTGTTCGAGCGCGTCGGCCAGGGACATGGTCATACGGACACCAGGGTTCCGTGGGCGTCGAGGCTGACTCCGCACCTCGAGCACACAGGGAAGTGCCAAGGGCGGCGGGTCCAGTCGTGGCGGCGGGTGATCACGCACAGCAGGTGTCGCATCAGTCGTCCTCTTCGTCGTCGATGTCGGTGTTAGCGAACGCTGGGAACAGGTCCTGGTCAGCCAGTGCCTCAATGCCGTGCTGGGCTAGGCCACGGGCTCGGTAGTCGGGCATGTACCCGTCGCGGAGTAACACCCCTTCGTCGCTGGTGGTGTCGCCTGCGGTGTCCCAGGTTTGGGCGGACAGGACGACGATGTAGTCGGTGACGATGGCGTCGGGTGCGAAGCCGTAGACGATGGCGGCGGCTTGGACGGCGGCGGTCAGCGCCGTGTCTGCCTGTACCTGCTCGAGCGTCCTCCCCATGGGCTCAGTCTGTGGTTGTGGCGTGTGGTGTGCGTGATGCCACACCGCGAGTCAGCAGCATGGGTGGCGGATCTGCCCGGGCTCGATCGGGTCCATGATCAGCCCGCACGTGGCGCACAGGGGTTTGTTGGTGACGTTGATCACGAGGGTCAGGGTGCGTTTGCGGGTGCAGGTGTCCAGGTGGCACGTGTACGCGTCCTGGTCTTCGATCGGCAGCTGGTGGGCGGGGGCCTTCACAGCAAGGGTGCCAGTGAGGAGGATATTGCCGATCGGTGAGGGGTCGCGGTCGAGCGGGATGGCCACCCCGTTGCGGGTCTTCGCCCACAGGATCGGGGCCGCGCACTCGCGGCACACGTTCATCAGTCGTCGCCGACGCAACGAACCATGTAGACGCTCTGCACTGACACCAGTCCTGTCGCGTCAGGGTGCGGGTCGTGGGCGAGTTGGCCGTCACGGTTGATGACGACGTGATGGATGCCGTTGCCTCGCGGGCTCGGTCCCATCGCAAGCACGTACTCGCCGGGTTCTGGATCGCGGACGCCAGCCGAGGTCACGCTCAGCCCACGGTCATGCAGCCAGGCCAGCATCCGGTGCCACCAGTTCCACTCGGTGACGTTGTCGCCGTCGTGGTCGACGTGATCTTGGACGAAGTGCGGCACGTCGTCCAAGGGCAGTTCGAGCAGTGATGCAAGGGCAGCCTGTAGGCAGTTGCCGCGTTGCTCGTCGACGGGCGCGGCGGGGTCGTAGAACTGGGTCTGGAGGATGCACCTCATGGTCGGCGGCCGCCGAGGGCGTCGAGGAAGTCAGCCCAGCCGAGCTCGAGGGACCCGATGAGGGCGACCTGGTCTGGTGGGCATCCGTCGTGCAGCGCTTGGGCCCGGGTGAGGTCGACGCTGAAGCGCAGCTCGTCGGCCCGCTCACGCAGATACCGGGGCACCGAGCGGACCACGGCCGGGAGCAGGGTCACACCCTCGGGGAGTTTCATGCCACGACCAGGGCGAGGGTTTGCAACGCGGCGAAGGTCCGGACCCGGATCGGGATGCCGGTGGCCAGGAACGCCTGGTGGGCGATGAACTCCATGTCCTGGCCCAGCTGGGTCTCGGTCTGGAGGATGGACCCGTCGATGTGTTGCAGGAACCGGGTGATCGCTTGCCCTTCGAGAGTGTTCATGACGCGGCCTCTTGGGTGCGTTCGGGTTCAGAGGTGAGGTGCCAGCAGGTGGGCCGGCACTGGACGCACTTGTACGCCCGGACCTCGCGCCGGTTCGGGGACAGGCTGATGGTGTTGATGACCAGGGCGCGTTCGGCCTCGGGCTGGGTGGTGAAGCGTTTCTTCCCGCAGGGTTGGAGCAGCTCGAGGAGGGTTTCAGCGAGGACGAGGTGGGTGTGGG